TTAAGGCCGCATGACAAATTAATAAACTTTGAACAATGGGTAACTACTCTTATACGATAGATTCGCAAATAACGGAAGTAAGCTATGCGGAGCCGGTAACGCTTGCAGAAGCGAAACTATACATTAGGGTAAGCCATACAAGCGAAGATGCACAGGTTTCGCAACTGATTAGTTCTGCCCGAAAGATAATCGAAGATGCTGCAGGTATCAGCGTAATAACAAAGCAGGTGAAGGTATGGTTCAGTAATAAGGGCGGTGCGTATCAGTTACCTTACGGCCCGATTACATCCGACATTACCCTGTACGATGACTATACCGGTACAATCTTGACCGACAAACGAATCATAGGCGGTAATTATCCCCGTATTACTTTTCCACAGATAGAGAACATGAGAGCCGAATATACGGTAGGTTATACCCATGTTCCGGCTGCATTGAAATTTGCCATTCTTGACCAGGTGAATCATATGTACGAAAATAGGGGGGCAGGTGCTGAAGGTATGGGCATATGTGAGAAAGCATGGAGAGCGTGTCAGCAGTTCACCCATCAAAGTCCGATAATATGAGGTTAAAGGGTACAAGACCGAATTATCTGTCAGCAGAACTACTGCATGAGCCGATTGGTGTACTTGCACCTACACAGGTGAGCGATGGTGAGGGGGGTTATACGGTTACCTATGCGAATGTAGGTACCATTTGGGGTATGTTTATTCCGCTTGGCGATAGCCGTTCTTTGATTGCAGCGCAGGTAAGTTACACGGCATCCGCTACTGTCTATGTGCGCTACCCCCTCACCATTGATCAAACCTATAGATTAGAGATAGGTGGTGAGCAGTATAGCATCCATTCTATTACGAATGTTGAGAATAAGGATGAATATTTGGAAATACAAATCTTTAAGTAATGGCGCAGGGGTTTGCACTTGACATATCGGGGGTGAAGCAGATACAGAAAGCCATTGAACAAATGGATAAGCGGTCAGTAGAGGTATTGTCGAAGGAGTTGAAAACATCTGCATTGAACATACAAAAGGCAGCCAAAAGAATGGCACCGGGATTTGATGGAAAGTTAAGGCAAAGCATCAACGTAGATATTAGCAATGACTTATTTAAGTCAGTATTCAGCACCGTTAGATATGCGCCCTATGTAGAGTTTGGCACAAAAAGAAAGGTTAATATTCCTTCCGGGTGGGAATCATACGCAGCACAATTTAGAGGCAAAGGCAAAGGCGATTATTATGATTTTCTACAAGCGATATTAAGATGGGTGCAAAAAAAGAAGTTAGCACAAATCACAAACTCTTATACAGGTAGGAAAAGCACAAAGAAGGCCGATTTATTGTATGTGGCACAATTCATTGCTTACCGTATTATAAAAAACGGAATTGCACCTCAACCATTCTTCATCCCGGCATACGAGCAGGAAAAACCAAAACTTATCAAACGTCTTAAACGGTACTTCAAATGATAATGAAAAACCCTGCCATAGAGATAAAGAAATGGTTAGTTACCCAACTTGCCGCCTATACCTATGTTGATGTGTACGATGCTATGGTGCCTGCCAATGAGCCGGCTGAATACATTACTATCACTGGTAGAACATCCGGGCAGGAACAAGGGAAAGAAGGTTATATTAACATGGTTTCCGTAAACATAGATATAACAACTAAAAGTAGTAACTTTGGGTTCAAGAGAGCAGAGCAAATAGCGGAAGCGGTAATGGGTGCGGTGAATAGTGATACGGTGGTTGTGTTACCTGTGGGATGGGATTGTAAGAATGTGGTTTTGGCATCGGTAACTAACCTGGAGGACTTGGATCCATTTGATAACACTTTTCGCGTAATTTTGCGGTATGAATTTATAATTTCACAAACACAATAAATATGAGTTACACTTTTGTAAATGCGAGGGACATAATCCTTCAACTGGACTTCGACAGGAATGGTACTTTCCTTGTTGTTGCTTGCCTTACATCCAATTCAATGGAGATCACCCGTGATGCCATTGATGCCGATAGTAAATGTGGCGATGAGCAACTGCCCGGTAATTCTGTAAGTCAGACAATCAGTTGCAGTGGTAATGCCATTGACCAAACAGGTAGCGGTAGCCGTGAAAGCTATGACCGTTTGTATCAAATGCTTGTTAACCGTGATTCAATCCCTGCCCGTTTCGGCCCTGCAGTTACTGTTAGTGGCGACATCGTGTATAGCGGTAATATCTTTGTTACTTCGCTTTCATTGGATGCCACAGATAAGGACTTGCTGAAATTCGATGCGGAGTTCCAGGTACAGAATGCTCCACTTACCCAAACAAAGACATACTAATTTATGCCCGTAGCATTTGAGTTAAAAACTTCAACGGGCGCAGTTAGTTTACTTTGGAATAACTGGGCGATGCACCGATTCTGCGAAATGAATGGCAACTTGCCAATAGGTAAGATGTTGGAGATGTACGATGGGCAGACGCTGACTTTCAAGCATGTAATCACAATGATTCAGGCGGCAAGTGAGGGAGCCGGCAAGGTGATAAGCGAAAGGGAAGCATCGCAGTTGATTGATGAGGGAGGTGGATTGCAGTTCACGGGGTCGCAGGTGTTAGAGTTCATCCAGTACACTATGAAGGCAATGGTGCCGGATGTACCTGCTGATAAAAACGTACCGGAGGAAGAAAAAAAAAGTTAAACCACCGGGATAAGACCTGGGATGAGGTTATAATTCTCGCCATTGAAGCCGGCCTAACTATTGAGCAGTTTTGGCAGGTTCGGTGGCGAGATTTTTTGCTTTATAGGAAAGCGTATGAAGCGAAGCAGTTGGCTGAATGGCAGAGGGCAAGATTGATAGCGTATGTGATGTACTGCACGAACACCGATACGAAGGGGCGAAAAAGCATAACAGATTTCTTACCTTTGTCAACAGATGAGCAGCCGGATAGAGGGGAGAGATTGACACAGGAGCAGTTCATCGAAAATATGAAGAAATTACACGAAGCATTAAAATAAAGCAATGGCAGAAGAATCACTCAAAATAGTCCTTACGGCTGATAATAAGCAAGCCATTGCAGCGATGAAGGAAACTATCCTATCTCTTGATGGGGTTGAGAAAGCAGCAGGTAAGACGGGCGGTAAGGTTGTAAAAATGGGTAAGGACTTTACAGGTGTAAGTAGGGTTATACAGGATTTGCCGTATGGTTTTAATGCGATTGCTAATAACATCACAAATATTTTACCTGCTGCTGGTGGTTTAGGTTTAGCCATTTCAGCCGTAACTGCTGCATTTCAGATTAATGCGCAAGGATTTGAAAATTGGGCAAACAGATTTTTTGGGTATAGAAAAGAATTAAAACAAGCAATTACTGCTAATGAAGAATATGTTAAATCATTAGCTGCTGAAAAAACTCAACTTGATTTATTATTTAGAACTGCAACTAATGCTAACCTTCCAATGAGGGTAAGAATTGATGCGGTTAAAGAATTGAGGAATGTTTATGGTGATTATTTGAAAGGATTTAGTGATGAAGAAATATTAGCAGGTAAGGCAGCTAAAGCATATGATAATTTATCTGCTGCAATAGTAAAAAAAGCAAAAGCACAAGCAGCATCTAACTTAATAACAAAAAAGCAAGAGGAAAAGTTATTATTAGAACAACAAATAGCAGATGCAGAAGCATTAGTAGCATCTGAAAGAGCAAAAATACAAGGGCCAACAGTTTTAACAGGTAGAGGTGGAGCAACTATGGGTGCTACTGCTTCTATTCGCACAGTTAAAGAACAACAAGCAACATTAGACGCAAGATTAATAGCTTTAACACAAGATCAAAAGAAAGCGATTATTGAACTTGATAAAGAGATGGCAAGGTATTCTCAAACTGTTGATGAGAATACTGTTAAACTAAAGACAAACAATGATGAGAAATCAAAGTCAGTAGAAACAAAAAAACCAGTATTAGAATCAATAAAAGAAGAAAATGCAGAGTTAGAAAGACAGATACAAGCATACAAGAATTTGAAATTTGCAATGATGGGGCAAGGTACCATCATGCCGGAAAGAGAAAAGGGGAAAGACCTAACTAATCTTAAACTAACACTACAAGGAAATACTGCTTATAATGACATACTTCAGCGAAATAATGATTTAGAAGAGCAGAAACTTGCTAACATGGAGTTAGCTAATAACCTTACCAATACTGCCATGAATAGCTTGACTGGACTTGCCAATGCTATGATGAACGGGCAGAATATCGGTCAAGCGTTGGGCGATATGTTTAAGCGGTTAGCTATTGACATTGCACTTGCAGCAGCAAAAGCAGCTATATTTCAGGGGATATTATCTATACTTGGGCCAGCTAAAGCAGGTTCAGGATTCTTCAAAGGGTTCGGCAAACTACTCGGCTTCTCCGAAGGTGGTACCGTTTCCGGCCCCCGTTCTGGTTATCCGGTAATGCTTCACGGCACAGAACACATTGTAAGACCCGACCAAATGCGGTCAATAATCGCATCCGCATCGCAGATGGGTGGAGGAAATAGTAGAGTAGTGGTGGAGGGTGTAGTGAGAGGTAACGATATATGGCTTTCACAAAGTAGAACGAATACATTCAGAGCATTAAGCGCATAACCTATGCCTTGTAAAAGATTAGTTATTGATGTAATACAGGCCGATTTGGATGCTTCCGATGATGGCTTTGTATATTACACATTTGTTGATTGCGGTGGCGATGATGTGGAAGTTGGTTACAATACTGCAAGGTTAAACTTTGATACAGGGTATTGTATGGATGTTGACCGGGATTATACGGCACACATTCTTATAGGCGGCATCCCGACCCCTCCACCTAATTTCAGTACCGCAACCGAAGGTGATACTTGTACCGGAAGCGATCCTGTTGAAATACCACCAGCAGTAGTACCACCTGCATACGGGAAAAAATATACTTTACAAGCCATTGGCAAGTCGGGGTTAACTTTTACGGCTGAAATTTGGGAAAAGGGGTACACAGGGGGAACAGTTTACCCGATAGGCGCATCCACCAATCCTTTCATTTTAGATTGCCTTGCTTCCGGTGATGACCCATTTCAGCCGGTGCTTCCGACCACATTTACAATAAGAGCCGATTTTACGGAATTTACAGGCCCGTGGCCGGACTTTCTTTCTACAGATGACAGAAAGTATCATGTGCGGTTTTATGCGCAAGGAACGGCTTATTTTATATGGCAGGGGTTTATATTAATGGATAATATTACGCTACCATTTACCACAGGTAGAACTATTATAGATATTCTTTGTGTTGATGCCATTGCTTTGTTAAAATCCGTTAACTACTTACCCGGTGTTCCGCTGCTTACAAGTACTGAAAGTATTGTTAAAACCATAAACAACTGCCTAACTTACCTTCTTTATCCAGGGGGATATAAAGTTAATTTTGCAGTCAATTACTATACTTCGCAGTTGACTGAAGCCAATAATGCTCTCCGGCAGATGTATGTTACTCAATGCAACTGGCAATCGGGGGTTAGTTCCTATGCTAACTGCTATGAGATATTGGAAATTATTTGTACTTCTTTTGGGGCGCAGATTTATCAATCGGGTGGCGAATGGTGGATAACATCCGTAAATGAAAGGGCATCCGATACTTTAAGGGTATTTCAAACCAATCAAGATACAGACCCTGATAATACATTCACAAAGTCAATCAATTATACAATTCAGCCGTATATCAATGATGTGTCTACTCCTTTTTACTTTGTTGAAAATAGTCAGGTTAAGATACTGACAAAGGGATTCCCACAGGTGGAGGTTACGGGTGAATTGAGTTATTGCTTTAATACACTTATCAATGGTGATTTTAGTAAGTTGACCGTTTATGGTTCACCTCCTGTTTTGGGAACTCCTGATAATTGGACTACCAATATTGGTACAAGTGGAAAGGTAGAACAAAATACAAGGTTTGGAGTTACAGGTATTGACCTTGCATCGGGCAGTACAAATACAAACATTGAATCAACTGCTGTACTTATAGATGAAAGAGATAAGGTAGATTTGTCTTTTGATTTAGTGCCATTGGGTGGAGCAGGGCAAACTTATCTCAATATTGAAATAAAGATAGATGTAGGTGGCGGTAACTTTTACAAGTACGCAAAAGCAGCAGGTGAAGAACCTGAATGGTTATACAATCCAGGTACATCTGCCGGAGTTTATAGATATGAAACTACGGGGGATGTAAATAATTTACAACGGGTTACTATATTGTCAAGTCCGGCTCCTGCTGCTGGAAATTTAACTATTCGCTTTAATGTAGGTCAAGCCGTTTCGGGTGCCTTTAATGATGCATTTATTGCTAATTGTATTTTGAACTTGGAATCTTTATATTCAAATCGTAGTGTAACAAATATTATTAATTCTAATCCATATAAAAAACAAGTAGAGGTAAAGTTGGGTAATTGTTATTTTGATGGAACATTAAACTCCCGGACTCAATCTCAATCTTTGCTTACTACTTCAAACAATGCATTAATAAACTTTTATAGATATGGTTCAGGTGCAACTACCTATACTACATTAGCCAATCTTTTGTTATCGCAGCTTTATAATATCGTAAGTAAGCCACAGGTTAACATACAATTCGTTCAATATGGGTTATTCAATCAGTCAGGCAATTATATTATCGGTTTAGTCAATAACTTTGCAGTAAGTGATCCATCGGGAAAGATAAGTATTAGCGGAGCAAGGTTTGTGTTGGGTGCCTGTACTATTGACTATGTAAATAACACAATTAACGGTACAGGGTTACAGATAGCAAATGCGGTACTTTCTTTTACTCCCGTTGTAATAAACACAAAGAACAACTAATGACACCAGTAACCGGACAGAAACTTAACCTATACAGGTACAATTCAATCGCAATGACCGATACGTTAATTGCGTGTGCAAGGACTTGCACTTTTTCGGTGGAGGTGGATGCGATGGAAACTACCAATATTAGTAGTGCCTGGTTCAGAGAATCCCGGCCCGATGTCGCATCATGGTCAATACAAGCGGATGGACTTGTTGTGTTAGATGATTACTCGTATTTGTTTATGCTGAATAGCCAACTGAATCGGGAGTTGGTATCGCTGAAGTTCGTTATTGATAATGGCACGGCAGGTGGTTTGGTGATAGTATCAGGGTTGGCATGGTTGCAATCCTTCACCATTACGGGTGCAAATAAGGACATTGCCACTTACCAGGTATCTTATCAGGGTACAGGGGTTTATTCGTTAGCAGGAACCACCGTAACGCCAACGGGGATAGTTATACAGGGTACAACTACACAGGTGCTGCAATATACTGCCGGTGGTGGTGAAACTTCGATTGCTATACCAGGTGGGGCAGGTAAAACAATGATTTATGGCAGTAGGGGTGGTACATCCTTTGAAACTATTGCTTATAGTGGTTCACCAGGTACGGGTGTAGTGTGGACTGTTGGTAGTGGTACGCTGACCGTTGATTCAGGTGTTCCTTTCTTTGCAGGTGAGAAAATTATAATTTTAGTACAATAATATGAGAAAGTTATTAACAATCTGTGCAATACTTTTATCCCTATCAGTTACGGCTCAATGGCAGCTAACGGGTAGTAAGGTTAGATATGTGAATGGTATTGGTATTCCTACGAAAGATACTGCTGCCGGAGTTGCGGCCGATAGTTCGCAGATACTTATTCGCCCTGCTGATAGTTCGCTTTACATCAAGTACAAAAGAACCTGGCAGAAAGTAGGGGCAGGTGGAGGTGGTATTAGTGGAAGTGGTACTACTAATTACATACCTAAATTCACTTCATCGAGTGCTTTGGGTAATTCATCAATAGTTGATTCTGCATCTGCGGTGGCTATGACGATTAATCCATCGGGGAATGTTGGGATAGGTACGACAAGTCCGAGTGGAAAATTAAATATAAGTAGTTCCATTGGCGACCAAATAAGATTGGATAGAACATCACAAACGGCAAGGGCAATTGTAATAAGCGGAAGCGACCAATTTTCTTTTGGTACTTGGGCATCAGCAACCCAAATGAATTTAACAACAGGGGGAAATCTTTTACTAAACACTACCACCGATAACGGAGTTGATAAATTACAGGTGAGTGGGAGTATGAATGTATCAGCAAAAGCAACTGCACAAACTTTATCAGCCACAAGCAACGCATCTGTTGGCGGTACGTTTAATGTTAGTGGAATTAGCACATTTTCAAGTAGGATTAATATAACATCAGGTGGTATTCGATTAGGAACAGCAGGTAATGGAGAAAGTTTATCAGCATTTTTGGGTGGTTCAAATGATGCATACCCATTAGTAAATAATGCTTATGTAATTCCTGGTACTGGTTGGAGATACTTGAACAATGGCCCTGCATCAATAATTAGTTATGAATCAGGTGATTTGATATATTATAATTGCCCTACAAATTCATCCGGAGCAGATGCAGTATTAGGTACTATTACTCATCGTATGCGTATAACCGCAGCAGGCAATATGAGTATAGGTAGTTATACTGCACCTGCTGCAAGATTGGTAGTAGATGGTACTGCATTAATCAACACCAACACCGATAATGGAGTAGATAAATTGCAGGTGAGTGGGAGTATGAATGTATCAACTCTTGCAACTACAACAAACCTTTCCGTAACCACCAATGCAACGGTGGGGGGTGATGCAACAATATCAGGAAATACAAGAATAAACGGATTAGTAGGTATTAATACTGCACCGTCAAGTTATGCCTTAAGTTTTGCAGCAACAGGAAGTAATATTATAAATTATACAACACAATCAACAAATAATATAAATTTATTTGCTCATAGTTCTTCGCAACAATTCGGACAAATAGGAAACGCATCAGGTGCTTTGTCAGGAGGTTCAAATAATGATATGGCAGTTGGTGCATTAGGTGCCTCTAATAATTTGATACTTTATACAAATAGTGCGGAAAGGGTTAGAGTTACATCAGCAGGTAGAGTATTAGCCAATACCACTACCGACAACGGAGTAGACCAATTACAAGTAAACGGTTCAATATCTGGCAATGGATTTGAACAGGCATACCTTGCCCGTACTACAACCTACACCGCTACAACAAATGATTATTTTATTGACTGCACAACAGGAACTTTTACCGTTAACCTTTTCACGGCAGTAGGTAATACGGGAAGAATACTCATAATTAAGAATAGCGGAACGGGTACGATAACCGTTGACCCTAACGGCTCACAGACCATTGATGGCGCAACCACTCAATCACTTGCAACACAATGGTCAAGAGTACACATTATATCGGATGGCGCAAACTGGAAAATAATATCTAACTAATAAAAAATATACTATGCTCACCGCAATCGCAACCGCAATCACATTATCAGTAACCGCACCCGTTCAGGTGCAAGTACAAGCAGACACTATACCTGCTGCCATCCAGGTAAACCCTGTAGAGTTCAACAAACTGACAAAGGACACCATTACTCAAGTTACTTGGGTAGTGTTCGGACTTGGCAGAGATACCGCACAGGGTTGCAATTCCTATGTAGTCGCATACGACAAAAAAGGAAAAAAGATATTCGATGGCAATGTACCTATCCCTGCATCAATAGTGCAAGAGTGGGGAACGGATAACACACTCATAGATGATTACATCTTAAACTTTTACAAACTGATTAAGCGTTAGCAATGGAACACCAAACAAATGATGCAGGTATCAATGGACTGCTTGTAACGTTAACCTTTTGGGTATTCAGCCATCTAACTGCATCGGATTTGGCAACTTACTGCACCATAGTCAGCGCACTCGTTACGATATTCGTGAACATAAATAAGTACAGAAATGGGAAAGACAAACATTAGTTTAACCAACGTAAACAAGCCGGCTCCGAAATGGTACCGAAAGGCAAAAAGGGTTATCGGACTGCTATCCGGCCCCACCGTTATAGCCGTGTTTCAGATATTCAAACTCAATGACCATCAGATGGCAAGTGTAGCAACTATTATCGCTTTCCTGCCAACCTTATTGGAGGTATTCTCCGCAATTCTCGCAAATGGTGAACACTATGCAATCGTACCTGATGAGCCAGAACAAAAACTATAATTGGTTCCCCGTTGTTTTCGGATTGGCAGCATTACTGCTAATCATATTCGGCTGCAATACAACCAAAAAAGCAAAGGGGAAAACCGAAACGGTAACGGTGTACGTTTACGATACTATGAGGGTATCGGTGATTGATACTACCCGTACACTTCAGGAATGGATTGACATTCAGACAAAGACAGTAGAACTATTCGATACAACCTATACAACCGTTCCTATCCTTCGCAAACGGATAATTTATGAGAACGTAAAGGCATCAAGTAAAGAGGTGGCTAACGGAATCCGTAGGGATAGCGTAAAGGCAACGGGCAGCGTAACGGCATTTAGTCAATCGGAGTATCGTAATAAGGAAACTAAACGATTGCCGTTTTGGTTAGCTTTATCAGTTGTGGGTATTATAGCATTTTTAATCTATAAATCATGGCGAGAAAAATAATCCTATCAGCAGGGCATGGTGGAGCCGATCCCGGTGCTTCCGGTAATAATTACATTGAGCGTGATTTAGCCATTGAGTTACGGGATATGATTGTGGCTGAACTGCAAAAAGAGGGCATTGTACCGCTTACCGATAGCAACTCAAATGCACTTGCCCAAACCCTTGCATGGCTGCGTGGTAAGTTCACCAAACGGGATATTTTAGTTGACATCCATTGGAACGCATCGGCAAACGCTGAAGCGAAGGGTAGTGAGGTAATTGTACCCGATAACGTGAGCAAATTTGAGCAGGGATTGGCTGAATCCCTGCTGAAGATATTTACTTCCGTTGGCTTTAAGGATAGGGGAATTAGACCGGAGAAACTAACCGCCCGTAGGTCTTTGGCTTGGATGAAAGCGGATGCAGAAACGGTACTGATAGAGGTTTGCTTTATTACTAACCTAACCGATATGAAGCTATATCAAGCGAATAAGTGGGGCATTGCCCGTAAGATTGCAGGGGTGCTGAAATCGAAAAGTAATGAGTAAATTTGTGCTAAATTAATAAACATGGCAGTATTCAATAAATTTAACTCTTTCGTAGAGGCAGTAGCCGAAGGAACCCACAACTTGGGAAGCAATCAGTTAACGCTTGCTTTATCAAACGTGGCTCCGACTGCATCTAATAGCGTACTTGCGGACATTACGCAAATTACCTACACCAACCTTTCCACCCGTAACCTTACCACTTCTGCATCTTCGCAGACAGGCGGGCTTTACAAGTTGGTAGTCAATGACATTACCCTGACATCTACAGGTGGTAGTACTGGGCCATTCCGGTACATAGTGGTTTACAACTCTACGGCTGCCGGTGGGCCTTTGATTGGGTGGTATGATTACGGTGCTGCTCTCACTTTAAATAGCGGTGAATCTTTGGCAGTTGACTTTGATGGCACTAATGGACTCTTAACACTTCAATAATGGCAGATAACGTAGGATATACACCGGGTAGTGGCGCAACTATAGCAGCCGATGATATTGGCGGAATATTGTACCAACGCATTAAACCAGTAACGGGTGGCGATGGTGTGGCTAATGATGTTAGCGATGCAAACCCTATGCCCGTAGCTGCTTATGGTGAATTAATTGAAGCCATTGAAGCGATGCGGATGGCGATACAGACACTGACTCGGACTATAGGACTTGCACAGGTTAACCCGCTCACAGGCCGTATGCTTGTAGATCCTTCCGGTGTTACTTCCCCTGTATCTGGTACGGTAACTGCGAATCAGGGAGGTACATGGAACATAACCAACCTTGCCACTATAGGCGGTGTGGCTGCGAACTCACAAGTTCAATCCTTTGAAAGAATGACCGCTGATAATTTAAGAAGAAATATAAACGTAACATAATGCCAACTACAAACGGAAATAGACAGATATTAGACCTTAAGAGATGGGAACAAGTAACTCCTGCACCTTCCGCATCTGCAGCAGGTTCTTTCATCGCATCTTCTCGCCACTTTAAGCAGAATCAGTTATATGTCAATGGTGCAACTACTGCATGGCTTTATAACCCTAATGAAGATGGATGGGTGCAACTTCCTTCGCCTGCATTAGCCGGGTCGGTATCAGCCGGGGCATCCGCTACCGCAGGGGCATGGTCAACAGGTACAACTATCGGTTCATCGCTGACTGCAACGGCAGGTACTACTTCGACAATCACAACAAACCAAACTATTGTCCGTTCTTTAGCAGGGTATTCTATTCACATATTATCCGGCCCTAACGCAGGGGTTACGTTGCAAATTGTTTCTAACACTATTGGAACTAACGCAATTATAACCGTTGCAACACAGGCATCGGCATTTTCTGCTTCTACCGTATATCGTTTATGCACTCCGGTATGGTATGTACTCGGTGCAGGTACATTAGCAGCAGGTTCTTTCCGGAAATATGACTATGCCACCAACACATGGACTACCTTAACCATTACCGGATTGGCTGCTACACTTGCTACCGATGGCAAACTGATTGCAACCCCTTCATGGTATGACCAGGATTATGTAGCACTTGCTTCCGGTACTGCAACTTCCGCAACGGCTACAACTCTTGTAAATAACACAAAGACATGGACTGCATCCCAATGGATTAACTCACAGGTACGCATTGTATCGGGAACAGGAGCCGGGCAAATTCGTACTATTACGGCAAACACGACCGACACGCTCACCGTTGCAACATGGACTACAACACCGGATGCAACTTCCGTATATCAGATTACCGGAAATGATAACTTCCTGTATTACATGGGAAACAACGCAGTTACCTTATACCGATACGATATTGGTGCCAACACCTGGAGTACCTTATCCCCCGGTGCAGCAAGGGCAGCAGCACCCGGAGCAGGGATGTCAGGGCATTGGATATGGGGTGTAACTAATTCTGCATGGACTTCCGAAAATGCAATAATCAACGGGCGCAGAATCTACTCATTCAGAGGTGCAGCAGGTGCTGTACTTGACTATTACGACATAGCCGCTAACACTTGGGTATCAGGTGTAACGTATGCTCCGGCTACCGAAACATTCACAACTGGTACAAAGTATGCGTATTATGGCGACAATATCTACATTCAAAAGGATGCTACTAACAGGTGGTTTAAATACCATATAGCAGGTAATGCGATGGATGGATGGAACACGATGCCGGTGGTACAAGGTGCTGCCATTGTCGGTGATACTGCTTTTGATGTTGAGTATCAAGATGGAGCAACGGTTATAGTGTACGTTTATATGTTGATGAACACATCAACTCTAATGTTCAGACAAATGGCAATCCAATAATATGACACAGGCAGAAGAAAAGGAACTATGGAGCAAGCGCATCAACCACCTTCAACTTTTGATAGGTGCAGCGAAGCAGCGTGGGGATATTGAATGTGTTATACAACTTGAACAAGAACTAATAGAAGCGAACAATGCTTTTAACGCTATTACGTAATCAGGGAGCAACGGGCAATACCATTGTCGCTGATAGGGGTACCTATACCCTGACAGGTAACGTAATAGATTTAAGAAGTGCTTTTCAGATAGCTGCAACAATTGCCGCCTTCACTCTCACCGGTGGCGATGCTAATTTCCAGTTAGGAAAGACCATTGTAGGCGATACCGCAACCTACACACTAACGGGTAATAATGCAGGTACTATTGCATCAAGGCAAATCGCAGCCGATAAGGGTACATTTGTACTGACCGGAATAGATGCCAACTTTCAGGTAGTTAAGTCAGTTGCAGCTGACAAAGGTACATTTGTACTTACTGGAAACGATGCCGCAACTATAGCAAGTCGCAACATAGCCGCTGACAAAGGTACATTCACACTTGTAGGCAATGCTGCCACCATTGACATACTTCGCACACTAACGGCTGACAAAGGTACTTACCTACTCACCGGCAACGATGCCGCATTACAGAAAGAAGGGGATGCTACACTAACGGCCGAACGTGGTACATTTGTGCTGACAGGTTTCGATGCGAATCTGATAGTACCTTTGTATCAGTTCAATTCTAACGTAACAATTCAAGCAGCGCAAACTACACAGGTAAGTATTGCAAGTCAACAGAATAATACCGTTACTATTGAAGATGAACAAAGCACACCGGTAACTATACAAGCATCAAATCATTATAACGTAACTATCACATCAACTTTTGAATCATGATATACAACGGCACCAACGTAACGATAAAACTCACAGAGCAAGGGGTTAATCTACACAACCCGACATCTGCTGACATTTACTATAAGAAGCCATCCGGTCAAACTGGGTCATGGAGTGCAACCGTTGTAGCTAACCATGAGATAACATACACTACAACGGTGGGCGATATTGATATACCTGGACTATGGATATTGCAAGGCAAGGTAGTGAAAGCAGGGGTAACCTATTGGACTTCTTTAGCCGAAATGATAGTTGAAGCACATCTATGACCAAAAGCGATGTAGCAAGACAATATCGAGATAAGTATGGGGCAAAGATGCCTTCAATGAAACTTGCCCGTATAATGTATGCAGAGAATAATCTGCTATTTAAGGATATTGAATCTGCAAGGTCAATGCTTCGATACATTGAAGGTAAATTTGGAAAAGGAAATATTAACAAAGTAAATAAATCCGAATACTACATGAAAACCGACAGACCAAAAAATCCGTATAATTTGCCCGATTCGGATGAAGCAAACTTCACCCCGTACAAAATAAAAGGCCATAAGCGAATCCTTATATTATCTGACATCCATGTACCATATCACTCCATTGAAGCATTAACGGCTGCTTTTGACTTTGCAAAGAAAGAAAAACCGGATGCTATACTACTGAATGGAGATACCATTGACTGCCATAGGTTAAGCAGATTTGTAAAGGATCCAAAGAAACGCAACTTTAAGCAGGAACTCGATACCTTTAAGGAACTATTCGCCATCATAAAAAAGACATTCAACTGCAAGATTTATTTCAAAACCGGAAACCATGAAGAGCGTTATGAGCATTTCCTAATGGAGAAGGCAAGTGAACTGGTAGGGATAGAGGAATTTGAATTTGCCAATATCCTTAAAGCAAGGGCGGAAGGTATAGAAATCATAGACAATAAAAGACCTATGCAGATTGGCCATTTGTGGGGCATACACGGGCATGAATACGTTGGGGGAATATCAGCACCAGTAAACCCTGCAAGGGGGTTATTCCTGCGTTCAAAGGTATCATGCTTTCAAGGCCATAATCACCAAACATCCGAGCATACCGAACCGACATTAGCAGGGAAGATGGTAACCACATTCAGTATCGGGTGCCTCTCGGAACTACATCCGGCCTATATGCCGCTCAACAAATGGAATCATGGGTTTGCTATGGTTGACATGGCAGGGGATGAGTTTGAGTTCCGTAATAAGCGAATCTTCAAAGGCAAGGTATTATGAAAGTTGTCAGGCGCAAGTTGGGGAAGGAAAAAGCGGATGGCCTTGCGCATATTGATGACAATACCATTGAGATTGATGAACGGCTGAAAGGTCGCTACCGGTTAGAGATCACCATACATGAAGCACTGCATATCCTATACCCTACTGATTCGGAAACCGCTATCATTCGCAAATCAAAGCGACTGACTAATGTCCTGTGGAAACAAGGTTATAGGTTGATAGAGAAGTAATTACTTATCCTCTTTCCCATACTTACCCTCATACTGCCCTAACTGATAGGCGAGGATGCAAGTAAAAACGAATATAAATGCTGCGATTATAGCCATGATTTTGAATTTAGGTATATTTTAATAGGGTTATCTACTCTTGATTCAATGTAGTTGGTTATGACCTTTTGAGCATGGATGATGCAGGTATGATCCCGAAAGAAGATACCGCCAACTGCACAATAACTCATCTTTAACTTTTTGCGGAGTAGGTACATACAGATATGTCTTGGGATAACATATCGCTGCTGCCTGGTAGGTTCGAATAGCTTTTCTCTATCTATGTTCCAGTCCATTGCTACGGTATCTATAATATACTCCGCTAAATTTAGATTTGTTTGCTTTCGGTTGATTCCGGGTATTGCGTATGCGTTCATTTTTTTTAAGTTGATTTGCCATGCACAGATATACATCGTACACGAGTTTAGAAGATATTTTCATTAGTCGTAGTTAAGTATTTCCTCATCAATGAAATCTATAATAATGCCAGGTACTTTGAATATAAGCAGGTAAATGCCGAGCAGTAGTAGTACTAACAAATAGGCAATATTGTCAAGTAGATTGAGTAGGAAACGCATTTGGATTAAATTATGGGGTAAAAAACCCCCGGAGCCATAGCATCCGGGGGAAACCAAAAAACCCTAACATGAAAAGCGAGAAGCCGCTTGAGTAGAGTTCAAAGATAACATTTTTTTGAACTTTAACACATGGCTGATCTCCCCACAATCATCATAGCAGATGATGTGGTTTAAGTGCTTTTCATACTGGAGTTCCAAATTTTCAGCGTACTGCTGCGCTTGTTTGATCGTGGAAAAGATAATAGTGGTCATTGGTTTATGGTTTTAATTGGTTAAACAATTCCGATTGTCATGTCCTTATATTCGATGTTTGCAGGGCAGTTAAGGGTTACCGAAAGATGCGCCAGGTAGGACATAAACTGCTGCGCAGATTCCAAACTATCGAACCACCATTCATGGTTGAACCATTCTTTGGGGGCATTGGTACCGGAAATGGAAGCAGGTACTTTGTAGGTGGTAGTCGGATCCATGTGCAGCAGTTCCCTGAATGCTTCGATGCTCTGCGAATGGGCATAGATGCAGTATTCTTCCCGAATAGCTAACTGATCCCGAGTCCATCCCGGACACTTTGTAGCGATGAAATTTTCCGCTTCTTCGAGAGTGGTAAGATCATCTGTTAGGCGGCTTTCCGTTTCGAGGAAGTAGACGTTGTAATGTTTGGTCATGGTTATTTGATTTTGGGTTTGGTTATGAGTTATAATATTTTCAATTAAATTTGGTTCGTTTGTTATGTCAATAATATCAATAAGATTTTTCATAACTTTTTTGGTTATTGCAGTTTGTCGGATGCTGCACCCCGTTTGAATTTAACCTATGTAAATAGTGCTTGCTGTCACGCTGACGTTATAGAACTCTTTGTTGTCATCCATTTTTGAAACAGATTCAATAAAGTCAGATTTTACCATTTGGAAATATCCACCGTTACCATCATTGTAAGTAATATAAGCGTATAGCTTTTTGCTGCTTTTTAATTCCTTTAGCAATTCTTTCTTTTTCATGTTTTTTGGTTTTGTTACACAAAGATAAAGTTATTCACACATACAATCCAAATATTTTTGGATTTATTTTTGCAATTTTGTTGCATTTTTTAATAACTGCTTGATTTTCAATTCCTCATCGGGTGAAAGTTTTTCCTTGCCCCTTATCCATCCATGCACTTTTAACTTGCGGATGCCGGCTTGTTTTTCGATTTGCGATACGTTAAAGATGTGCTGACCTTGTAATAATTCTTTGATTTGCATAAAATATATTTCTACAAAACTACAAAAATATTTGGTAATTACAAAACAATACCCCAATTTTACATCCTAAACCAATTTAACATGAATCTAATTAAACACACGGCCACCGAGATAATGTCAATCGGTAAGGCATTCGCAGAATCGGGAATGTTCCCCGACATCAAGTCAGCAGCTCAAGCAATCGTTAAAATCCAAGCAGGTGCCGAGTTGGGTATAGCACCTTTTGCCGCAATGTCGGGCATCCACATCATTAAAGGTAAGCCAACCATAGGGGCCGGCATTATGGCATCAATGGTAAAGGCATCCGGTAAGTACAACTACCGGGTAATCGAACAAACCGATAAGAAATGCTCTATTGACTTTTACGAGGGCAAGGAACTTATCGGCAATAGCACCTTCACTATTGAAGAAGCCAAGAAAGCCGGTACACAGAACCTGGAGAGATTCCCACGCAATATGCTATTCGCACGGGCCATGTCTAACGGTGTAAAGTGGTACACTCCCGATGTGTTTGCAGGGCCGGTGTACGTTCCCGAAGAAATGGAGTTCCCAACGCTGCCCGATGCAGAACCTACTAAAAGGATCCTCACCAACGATCAATTCCAGTCAGCACTCGTTAAGATACAAGATGGCGAATGTATCAAAGGCAGTACCGTAACCGTGTATGATTGGGTGCGAACAGAGTGCCAACTGACCGAAGAACAACAAAATACCTTTAACCTTTTAAACACTAATGACAATGGAACTGATTAAATTCAACCACACAACGAAAGAAGAACGCTCACAACTTGTACGGGAAATCTTTGATGAAGTACTCAATGGCCGCATCAATCCACTTGAACTGCATCTGCGATTGAAGTCAGCGGAGGAAGTAATTAAGCAACTCACCGGATTGGAACCATACAAGGCGATACTCTTGGATGAAGCGCAGCGTTATGGCAAATCATTCGACTACCAAACTGCGAAGATTGACATTCGGGAAGTGGGGGTGAAGTATGATTATTCGGGATGTGGGAATAGTAAATTGGCAGCACTATACGATCAGCAAAAGGCAATCGAAGCCGAAATCAAAGCCATTGAAACATACCACAAAGGACTTCCGGCAGCAGGAGTGCAGGTACTTCTTTATGGTGATAATGGCGAACTTGAAACACATTATCCACCGAGTAAATCTTCCACAACAAGTGTGGCAGTTACGTTGAAATAAGCACGGCAGCCATGTTGGCGTAAGCAGGAATGAATACTGCAAATGGTAACGTTCCCTTAATTGGGAGGATATGGGTTCGACTCCCATACATGGCTCTTAACGGCACCGGCAACCGACATCCGGCTTTATTATGGCTAATTATTACAATGGCAGCATCTGCCTGTCAGACATCCCAAAGGAGAAAATAACCGAAGGGAAAAACGGAAAGAAGTATCTCAATGTTAAACTGTGGGTAAATGATGTACCTGACCGCTATGAGAACATCGGATCCATCCAGGTACAACAAACCAAAGATGAAAGGGAAGCCGGAAACAAAGCTACCTACATTGGCAACTTCAAAGCACCTGCTGAAAATAAGCAGGTACAATCAGCCGAGAATAAGGTAGTAACACCGGACTATTCCGATTCTTTACCTTTTTAATCACACGGGGAAGGGTTATACCTTCCCCTTAATTTTGTACCACATGACAATCCACCAATACCTCCGCAACAAAGACATCCGACTTAACACTACTGCTATGCTTAAAGAAGGCAAATGGTACCGTTACATTGGCGGTGCATGGGTGCCGGAAAAGCAGTTCCAGTTGATGTTTCCCCTGCCATCGAAGATTGGGAACGATTCAAGTAACCCGAATAAAAGAGCGTTATATCTTGATTAGGTTATCTAATAATTATGGTTTACATTTGTAAACATAAAATATAAGTATGGGACAAAGAAAAAAACTAATTTATGATGATGCTTATCAAGATTATTTGTTTGGATTGTCTTTAGAACAAGTTGCTAAAAAAATAGGAGTTTCAAGGCAATGTGTTTTTAAGGCATTTAAGCAAAGAGGATTTAAGTTAAGAGGACCTAACTTTCAACCAGTGCAATTCTATGATAATAAGAAATTTACTTTAAGAGCAAATGGTTATTATAGTTTAACAACTAATGAAAGAAAGTTAATGCACAGGTATGTATGGGAAAATGAAAGAGGTAAAATACCTATTGGATTTGATATTCACCACATCAATGGTAAAAAGGATGACAATAGAATTGAAAATTTAGAATGCTTATCTAAATCAGAACACACTCGGTTATATTCACCACATCATAATCAATACACAAAAAACAAAAAAGATGCTCCACATTAGTTTATTTAGTGGAGTGGGTGGCTTTGATCTTGCCTCGGAATGGATGGGTTGGAAAAACATTGTATCCTGCGAAATAAATGATTTCGGTAACAAAGTTTTAGAATACTATTGGCCTAATGCATATCACCACAAAGACATTCACACACTTACTTATGAAACAATTAATACTGAACTTTCAAAACGATTCGGAAGCCACTGGAGGAATGATGACATCATCCTCACGGGTGGCTTCCCGTAACTATGCCAACCGTACTCATCAGCCGGAAAACGAAAAGGCAAAGAAGATGAACGACATCTCTGGCCGGAAATGCTGCGAGCAATTAGAGAAATTCAACCACGTTGGGTTGTGGGCGAAAATGTTCTCGGCCTTGTTAATTGGTCAGGAGGGTTGGTATTCCACGAGGTGCAAGCTGACTTGGAAGCTGAGGGGTACGAAGTATGGCCGTATGTATTGCCAGCTGTATCCGTCAACGCTCCCCACCGAAGAGATAGGGTTTGGTTTGTTGCGCACTCCAACTTGCGAAGGGGATGCAGGGAAAAGGGGGTTGGGCAATATGACTTGCGAGGAAGCAAAGGAAAAGAATCGTACAATAACATTATCAAGACAGATAAAAGATTGGAGCAATGGGAAAATGCCAGGCCTACTCCCCACCCCAACGGCGTTCGATTACAACAGTGCGAGGACTCCGGAAAAATGGGAGGAGGACAAGCAGAAATGGGCAGACAAGGGAGTGAATTTACAAATGCCATTGAAACAAATGGCGAGGAATCAACTACTCCCCACCCCAACGGCAATGGACTCAACCAACGCAACGGCAACGATGAAAAGCAGCCAGGTAAAGGAGGGGAGTATGCACTCGGTAACGCTCACACGGGCAATGAGTATGGGGATGTTGCCGACACCGATAGCAGGGGACTGGAAGGGTCAGTTGAGGTCGGACGGAACTGCGAATATGTTATCGGGGAAAATGGCACTTCTTCACAAACAGGGGATGCTGCCGACACCGACAGTAAACGAGGGCAAAAATGCAACATTTCCGGAAAGTCAATTAAATCGTTCATCGTTGATAGGAGAACTAATGAAAACCCAAGAGATTGGCAAAACTTCCCAACTCAATCCCCGATTTGTTCTCGAAATGATGGGCTTTCCTCCCGATTGGACGGAATTACCTTTTCAAAGTGGAGAAACGAATCAATCAAGGCCGCCGGAAACGCAATAGTACCGCAAGTCGTTTTAATGATATTTAAGGCAATTCAGCAATATGAAACAACATCCCGAATGGCGGATCCGCTATAACTCCGCCCACTATCAGCATACCTTAAAGCATACACCATCTGTTGTAAAGGATGGATTCTACACAGGGCCGGCTAACTTCCCAAAAGTGGAAACGGCAAACGGACTAACTCAATTCTGCATCAACTACATCAACTGGACTGGAGGCAATGCAACAAGGGTAAGTAGTGCAGGAAGATACCTGCAGGGCAGATACATCCCATCCACAACACGCAAAGGAACGGCTGATATAATGGCAACTATACGGGGCAAATCGGTAAAACTGGAAATAAAAGTAGGCAAAGACCGACCATCAAAGGAACAATTAGCCGAACAAGCACGGGAACAAGCAGCAGGAGGATTCTATTTCTTTGTTCGCAATCCGATAGAGTTTTTCTACATTTACGACCAGATTACAAGTCATTAAAGGGAAAATATGACCTTAATGACCGACATATAAGTCAAAAAACATGATTAACATATTTAACTTTAGCGGTGGCAAGACATCTGCATACATGGTTATCCATTATTGGAAGCCGGGTGATTTAGTGATTTTTACCGATACAGGCAGAGAGCATCCGAAAACATATAAGTTTATTCATGACTTTGAAGCACATGAAAATATACCTGTAATCAAAATATCTTACAAAGATTCAGCAACACCATTTGATACATTACTATTAGAAAAAAAATATAAAGCCATTCCTAATAGAATGAAAAGAATCTGCACTATTGAATTAAAAGTAAATACTTGCAAAAGGTATCTGCGCTCAATAGGTATTAGAGAGTTTAATAATTTCATAGGGTTTAGGGCAGATGAACAATTAAGAGTTAGCAGAGCAGTACAAAAGTTTAAAAAAGTTTATAATAAATATCCATTATATTATGATGGCATAACAAAGCCAATAATTAATGAATACTGGGCAAATAAACCATACAATTTAGAAATACCTTCAATACTTGGTAATTGTACTTTATGCTTTATGAAGGGAAAGAATGCCATTATAAATATATTAGCATCTTATCCCGAACTTGCAGAGCCGTGGGTAAAAGATGAGGAAAATGCAGGTGGCAGAACTTACCTTGCCGGTGTAACTATCAAACAACTCCTATCCATAGCACAAAACAACCTATTCAAAGACAAAGACCTAAACGAAGTAACACCTGCATTTGATTGCGCTTGTACCACATAAAACCAAAAAACATGATACATGAAACCTATGCCGAATATACCGACCTCGGCATCAAAGTGATCCCTATAGAATGGGATACTACCAACAAACAACCCGTATCACACCGCAACTGGTCAAATCCCGATGACCTTACATTGAGGCCATCCGATAACGGCTTAATGATACTAACCGGCAACAATTACGGGTGCCTTGACTTCGACCTTAAGAATACCAAAGACAAAGACATCTTCAACAAGTGGATGGCAATGGTAACCAATGAGGCACCGGAAATACTCAACAACCTATTTATAGAGCAAACACGAAACGGTGGCTATCATGTATGGATGTATTACAAGCATCTACCAAAGAAGCAGCAGTTAGCTGCCAATCCGGAAGGAAACGAGGTAATCGCCCTATACTGCAACGGCCCGGTAGTGTACACATACCCTACACCTGGTTACACCGAATTTCACCAGTCAATGGCTGACCTTAACGAAATAACGGTAGAGCAATACAACTACCTAATAGAGGTTAGTCAGTACTTTAACGAGTATAAACCGGCATACGATCCGACCAAAAAAGCCATCAACTACCCGAAAGGATATGAGCAGCAGCTATCGGATTATGACAAAAACATCACAGAGGATAGCTTTGAGGCGATTCTGACCGCTATCGGCCTATTTCCGATACCTAACTACCATTATCGCAAAGCGGACAAATTTAGGGCCTACAGGAGGCAAGGAAGCGCATCTGTAGGAATCAGCGCAAAGGTCTACCATGCGGCAAAAAGGGTACTGATATTCTCCGCATCTATGGACAACTTCCCGAATTGGCATAACAAAGAGGAATATCCCGAATGGTCGCTACCTGCATCCTTTATGCTTTTCTATCATTTAGGCCGTGATTGGGAGAAAGTACTACAACACATAGGCATAGTAAAGGATGAAACTGCCTATCCTTACGATATTTTTCCACTACCTGTGCAAAAATCTTTATTTGAAGTAGCAGCAGAAAAATCACTAAATCCCGAGTTCCTTGCCACCGCAGGGTTATGGACTGTGGCATCACTTGCAGGTAACTGCTATACCTCCGAAATATCAGAGGACACAAAAAACATCATTTTTGCTTTAATGATTGCACCCGTTTCAGTTGGTAAAACACCGGCATTCAAAGCGATGTGTGAGATACCATTACGGGAACTGCTATCCAAAGAAGATAAAATCTATGAGGATGAAGTAAAGCATTGGAACCTTGAAAGAGCAGATGCCAATAGCCGAAAAGAGCCATTTAACAAGCCGCATCCAAAGCGATTCCATCCATTTGCCGTTGATGGTACTACAGAGGGTTATATCGGACTTATGCAGGATCAGCAGGGCGGTATGGGAGTTTATCATGATGAAGCGGAAACAATACTCAACGCAGGGGCGCATAAAGCCAATAACGATGCTATTTCATTCTTTACCCAAGCGTTTTCCGGTGGCCGCTATACTCAAATCAGAGCCGACAGGTCGAAGGAAAGGGTAGTGAAATCCCTTAACATATCGCTACTTATGGGAACACAGCCATCCCGGCTAAAAAACCTTTTCGGTGCCGACCGCATCCAGTCAGGGTTTGCATCCAGGTTCCTTATGGTGCAATCTAACTACATCAACCTGCGTGAAAATGTAAGTTTATTCGCTAAAAGCCGTAAGATGTGCCAGGAATGGAATGACCTAATCTTTGAACTATACAAGCATAATAAGGCATTTAGTAAAGGGGATCAACCACCCCGACCTATAATGATAAGCGAAGAAGCAAGGCCGATAATGGATAGCTATTATAGCCAACAGATGAAGGATGGTAATGTCCGGACTGCTAATTCTCTGGAGGAATATGTAATCGGGGCAGAAGCAAAAATGTCTGCTTATTATACCCGATTCTGCCATCTGATTGCCATCATGCAGAACCCTATGGTACCACTTATCACCCGACAAGTTGCACACCAGGCATGGAGGTTGTACCGTTGGTATGCCGAATCTACCTTGCATATTTTGGGTTCAATCTATGAGGAGAATGAGTCAGGACTTCCGGCTGATCTTCGACTGATTGTAGATAATTTACCTCCTAAATTCACAACCAAAGAACTGGATGCACTATGTACCCGACTAAATGTTAAAGCAAAGCGATTTCACAATGCTATGCGAAGGCAGGAATTTGCCAAGATGTTTAAACGAGTCAGTCATGGAGTTTATGAAAAGATGTAACCTATACCCCTCTAACGAGGGGTTTTTTATTGGTTTTACCATTAAAATCTCACTCATATTCTCAATATTCTCACCGAGTGAGAATTTGTAACTAATTGATAACCATAGTGTATGAAGGCATATTCTCACTTTCTCGAGTTTTTCAGTAAATAATAATTTTATATCTCTATATTCCTTTATACTATAATCCTTATATGGATAAAGAGAGAGTGAGAAAATAGTGAGAATTTGAGTATTTCAATGATAATCAATAAGTTATAGAGGTTTTTGGTGAGTTTTTGATGAGAATATTGAGAATTTGGTACTTTCGGGTGGTTATGGGTAACTTTGTAAACAACAAGTAAGTACAACGTGCCAAAGAAAGGACATACTAACAACCCGAATGGTAGGCCGAAGGGTTCACCAAACAAGGTTACTAAATCAATACGGGAGCATTTCGCTACCGCTTTCGATTTATTGCAGGAAGATGACCAACATAACCTGACCGCATGGGCAAAGACAAACCCGACAGAGTTCTACCGCCTGGCATCGAAACTCATACCGACAAAAGTAGAGGCGGACATCCAACAACCAGTCCAAACCATAATCCAAATCATCCCCGACCCAAATTCAGCACCCATTGCCGATTGAGAAAATTTGTACCTGTTGTGGAAAACTAAAGTGCAGGTTACAGATGGACTTTACCAAAAGTTTTTGCCACCTTTGTATAAACCGAACCGAACGCATGAAAATACACTACAACTTCGCTACTCGCAGTAGGCCAACAAAAATGACTGCTGCCATTGCCACCATTAAGGCATATTCCCACAAAGCAGATTACACAATCGGTATAACGGTTGATGATGATGATGATGTAACGCTGAACTCTACCCATTACCTCGAACTGCAAAGGGATCCAAATATCTACTTCACTCACGGCAAAAGCAATAGTAAAGTACACGCTATCAACAGGGGTATGGAAGGATGGCAAGGCGATATAGTGGTGAATATGAGCGATGATATGAGGTTTCTCGTTCCAGGTTATGACATTAAAATAATCAATGCTTTCGCTGACAATCTTGACCAGTTTATCCATTTCCCGGATGGCAGGGTTAATCACCTGCTGCCTACCATGAGCATCATGGGTAGGACTTACTATGAAAGATTTAACTACATCTACCATCCGCAATACTTCTCTCTATGGTGCGATAACGAAGCTATGGATGTGGCGAAGAAGTTAGGGAAGTGGAAGTATGTGCCGGAGCGCATCTTCGACCATTACCATCCTGCATGGACTGGTGAGCCGATTGATGCCCAGTTACGGCATACACAGGGTTATTACCACATAGATGAGCAAACCTATATCAAGCGGTCAGCCGCCGGATTCCCAAATGAGAATGTATGACCCTATCAATTCTAATCTGCACCATCCAAGGCCGTGAGGGTTATCTTACCCGACTATTGCAGGAATTAGTGCAGCAAAAGGCACGGTTACCAATTCAATTACTTGATGAGGTAGAAATCATTGTCGAATCGGATAATGGTGCCATGAGTACAGGCCGCAAACGAAACTATCTTATAGGCAAGTCCACCGGGAAGTATATCGTATTCGTGGATGATGATGACATGATTGCACCCACCTATATCGCTGACATTCTCGAAGCAGCAAAGCAGGATCCCGATGTTATCGTATTTAACGGAATAATGACCACCAATGGCAAGGATGAGCGGAAGTGGTATATCAGTAAGGAATACGGCTATGAAGCGAAGGATGGGGCATATTACCGATACCCGAATCACATTGTACCGGTACGGAGGTCAATCGCAATTCAGTTTCCATTCCCGGATATAAAAATCGGGGAAGATTACCTCTATGCCACTGCGATGCACAATGCAAAGGTGCTGCAAAGTGAGGTCAAGATTGACAAGGAATTATATCACTATCAATTTAGAACGAATAAGTAATGCAAGACAATAACATTGATTACCTATACAATAAACAATACTACCACACCGGCACCTATGAAGCCATCAACGTTATCGAAGCGTGGGAGTTGAACTTTAACTTGGGTAATGTAATCAAGTATGTTGCACGGGCCGGGCGCAAGACGGATAATCTTATTGAGGATTTAGAGAAAGCGAAGTGGTATATTGAAAGGGAGATTGAGAAACTTAAAGGCAAATAATGGCAGAGAATTACGGAATATCAATCGGTATTATTCACCCAATTAAAGATAAAACTATGCCCAAAGGATGTGGTAAACCAAAACCAAAGAAATAATGTCATTAATAACCATTACTGCGACATTCGAGATTGATGAAGCGAAGTATCA